ATACATTCGAACCTCACCCTGAAAACTTTTATTGTTTAGATCAAAACATACAACAAGATAACGTTGTTAAAAATAATCTTGCTCTAGGCGAAAAAGAGTCAATGATAAGCCTGGGTGAACCTCTTACTAAAAAGAAAAACAATACCGGCGGCTACACTGTTTCTGGAAAGGGTAATATAAAACTTATTTCTTTAGATAGTTTAGATATAGAGGGTTGTGATTTATTACATTTAGATCTAGAAGGATTCGAATGGTTTGCTCTTAAAGGTGCTGTAAACTTAATCAACAAGTATAGACCGTTGATTGTGTTAGAAACCAACGACTATTGTGAAATGCACGGGTATACAGTTGTTGAAATGGAACAATGGATAGTCAGCGAACTGAAATATAAAATTATTGATAAGTGGGAACACGATACTGTTTATGCACCAGAATAATATCATTTGGGTTACATCTATAAACCAAAAAATCTATAAACAATACGCACACGAATATCTCCCAACATGGAAAAACCTTCCTGGCAAAAAACTTTGTTTCTTAGATGAACCTATAGAAAACTTTTTATCTGATTTTGAAACACATCCTACAGATGTTTGTTTAAAAAATACTAAACAGCCAGAAAAATATTTTGAAGTATATGGAACTAAAAGAAAACCTATCAAATGGTATCTAAAGTCCAGAGTCACTTCTTACATGTTGGAAAATGTAACTGCTGACTACCTCATTTGGTTAGACGCTGATGTAGAAGTCTTGCAACCTATGGATATAGAAAAGTTCTTACCTAGAACAGAACTACTATCGACGATTTATAAACCAGAAGGACTTGATTCTGGATTCGTTTGCTTTAATACCAAACATGCAGATTACAAACAGTTTGTTCGAGAATATTCAGATGCTTGGTATAATGACATGATACTAGAATCGAAACATCCCGGTGATGCTCATATACTAGAGATACTAAACAAAAAGTATCAGTACAGAAACTTATTCTTAGGAAAAGTTATTAAAGGAAAGGCTCATGTAGATTTTTACGATACAGAGGTAGAGCCATACTTACTGCACCATGTGGGTGTCACAAAAGAAAAAATCTCGGTCTAAAACCAAAACTATTCATAATGTGCATATCTGCACAGGTACGTTTTCTTTCGTGTGGATTATATGTTCTAACTGGTAGTGTAGTACATATATCAGAGATCTTTATGGAAATGCCAGTACCTATATCAACTGGTCCTGTAAAATCATTGTTTAATAAAATATTGACAGCTTCACAGACATCGTCAACGTGTACAAAGTCACGTTCATGATCCGTGACATACTCTAGTGTTCCATTTCTAAGTCTATCAAAAAACATATCTCGCCCAGTGTCTGCACCGTAGACGGTATGGAATCTCATCCAGCAAACATTATCGTGTGGAATCTTTTCCATGACATGCTTAGTAGCAGCATAGGGATTCAAATGAGGTTCATATTGGCTGCTAGAGCTTGCAACTAAGACCCTCTTATTGCTGTAGTGCAGTAAAACTCGTCTAGTACCGTCTACATTTACTTTCCAGTACTCGTGTGGCGAGTCTAGACTAGCCCGAACGCCTGTTTTTGCAGCTAGATGAATAACTGCGTCACACTCAGGAAGATCACAAGTAAGGATGTCTTGGCCTTCTTTGATATCGAGGCCAATGACAGTATGTCCTTTTTGTTCTAAATAGGGCTTAAGATTACCGCCAACAAAGCCAAGATGCCCAGTTAATACTATTTTCATAGTGTTGCATCTTCAAGTCCAGCAGTACGTAGCTTCACGATGTTAGATATCTGCCACTGCTTGATATCTAAGGCTTTGATAACGCCCAGCCATTTGTTTCTTAGCAAGGCGAAATCATTGATGATTTTTTCAAAGTCAACGACATCAGACTCACCCTCTACAAACTTTTCACAGTCTCTAGAGGATAGGCTGCGTTGATAGTTTTCAAGATATTTACGGAAATGCTGACTGCGTAAACGACGTAGTTCAATGTTTAGATATTCTAAAATCGCTTCGATCTCTTGTAGTTGATTGAAACGATTTTCCACAATACCAGGCATATTAGCAGCAGCTCGTTCAAGGTTTCCCGCTATGCGAGCGTCAGTCTTTGCTGCCAATAACTCGGCTTCATAATATGCCACGGCGTCTGGAATATTAGAAATATCTTTTGAAACTCGATCGTACCAGTTCATTAATCCTCGTCTTCGTATCTATCGTAGTCATCTTCTTCGTGATATTGTTCACCGTCGGTAGCATATTCGATAGCATCATCGAGGTATGGGTCAATACCCATCAACCGATCTAGAACGCTTTCTTTAATGCCATGATCGACTAGTGTACTAACAAAGTCTTCAGCTACGGTTTTTTTCTGCTTATCGGGAATGTGGTCAACAATGACGCTCCACAGATCGGCGATTAGGTCTTCCTTCATTAACTGGCCTCCGTTTCAGGTTCAACTGTAGTAGTTATCTCTGAATCGGATTTTTCGCCATGTTTTGAAATGTCTTCCATCATCCTATCTAGTCCATTGTTTTCGTTGCGTTCCCATGCCTTACGAAACTGTTTGATGATCTCACCATCAGCAGTTACATATACAAGACTATTTCCTTCTTTCTTAAGCATCCCTTTAGCTTCAAACAAGTCGACCAGTCCACTATATGGATTCATACCTGTCTCATAAGGAATCTTTACTTGTACACTTTCAAAAGGCTTTGCATAACGAGTTTTCATGATCTTGCAGGCAGCACGGATACCACGTACTTCTGAGATCTTATTGCCATCGTCATCTTCTTTTAGTTTGAGTTTTTTCATAGCAACAACGATACTTGATGCATAGATAAAACCTTGGCCACCACTAATCTTATCGTCTGGATCAAACATATCTTGGCTTGCATAGGTATGGTTTGTAGCTACTAGGCCAATGTTTAGACTACCAAACATATTAACACAGTTTCGCACAAGTGCTGTCAATGCCTTGGGCTTACGACCCATATCACCTTTCAAATCACCTGCTTCGAACTGGTTAACATCCGTTGGAGTCAACAACATACCTAATGAGTCAAGCACAAAAAGTACCTTAGGACGACTGTCTTCAGGCATAGCTTTATATTCTGCAACAAACTCTGTGATAGTCTTTGCTACATCGTCGATCATAGCCATATTAAGTTTCAACAACTTTTCATCGCTAGTGTCGACACCTAGTGCCTTTAGCCAATCTTCGTCTAGAGCATTTTCTGTATCAACCAAGATAACATAAATGCCTTGTGCTTGTGCCGCTTTGATCAAGTTACCTGAACAGATATATGATTTACCTGCTCCAGACTCGCCTGCAAATACTGTAACTTTGCCTAGCGGAACTCCTTTGTGGAAATCGCCACTGATTAGATAGTTTAATGCATAGTTACCTGTGCCAACCCAATCTGTAGGATCGTTAAAACCTATACTAAGACCTTCAATATTCTTTGTAATAGATTTTCTAAACTTGCTTATATCGAACGGTTTAGTTGCCATAATCAGTTATCCAAATCTTTAGTGTTCCACTCTTTAATGACTGAGATTAGTTCATCTTCAGTGTTACACATAGTCTTAGTGGTCTTCCAATCTTCTTTCTTATCGCGACCGCCGATTTCGACCATCCAACCGTTGTCATAACGATTGAGCGTGATTGATTCATTTACTTTTGATAGTTTATCTAGTTTTGCCATTTTATTTCCCTGTAATGAAGAGAGTGTGAGGAGGTACCTCACACTCTATATAAGTCTTACTGCTTTTGACGATTGCGAATCATGGCCAAGATATCTTGGGCACGACTATTACCATCACCATTTGATGCTGGTGCTTCTGCCTTTGGAGCAGGAGCTGCCTTTGCTACTGGTGCTGGTTCATCATCTGCATCATCTACAGGTGCGCTGGCTGCAGGCTTGTTAGGATCGCCAGTGGCTGCTCCCATACCTGCTGGTTTGAAGTATTGACCCCAACGGTCCATATCATATGGCTCACCATCGACAGATGCTTCAAACATTTCCTTCATTACCTTGAGCTCAACATCGGTTGGCTTCTTAGGTAGGAAGTCGGAAAGATTGAACAATCCATGTGCTTCGATCGCTGCCGCTTCAACTTCAGTCAGTGAACGCTCACGACGGCTCCACTTTGATGTAGAGTAGTCTGCGAACCCACCTTTTGATGTCTTGGCGATACGGAAATCTAGACCCTTGAGATAATCAGTTGGCAACTCATCCAACTCTGGATCCATCAAAGCACTACGGATGATTTGATAGATTTGAGGACCAATGATAAATCTACGGATTGGATTTTCTGGTGTCTTTTCTTCTTTAAGAGGATCTTCGACAATAAACCCTTGGAAGATGTATGAACGCTTCTTCCAATACTTACGACCCATTTCCTCTAGGCTCTTGTCTTTGAACCAACCACGCACTTCGCTGAGAATCGGGCAAACAGAACCGTCATTGTACATTTCAACGCAGGGTACCTGCACCTGTACTTGTTTGGAATCTGTTTCGCCTTTAACGCCAGCGAAAGGTAGTTTGATCATTGCACGTTCTACCCAGAAAAACGTGTTGTTGGGATTGCCATCTGGTAGGAAACGGATTACTGCTTCCTTTCCTTCTTGCATGTTCCAGTGTGGGTAAATGGCGTTGTCGCCGCCTGATGATTGTCCTGTGGACTTTGATTGTGCTTCTTGAAGTTTCGCACGGATTTCTGCTAGTGTAGCCATTTTAATATGCCTCCTATGTTTTGCCTTAAAATGTATGCCTTACGCATATTTGTATTATGCGTACTTTATTTAGCAAGGTCAATAGTTTTTTTAGATTTTTTCACCAAACTATCCGTGTATTTGGTGATAGCGGATCATGGCTGCTGTACGAGCCAAGAACAGCCGCCAACGGATGTCTTCAGTGATGATACCTTCCGGATCATCGGGGGTAGATGGTGCCTTTGGTTTGCTAATATCTTCTCGACGATAACCGACAAATATATCTTCGTCTTGCACAAAAATATCATCATCGGGATCTTCTGCGACACTAAAGTGGGTCGCTCTGTGAGGATTTGACCTAAACAGCTTAGGTTTAGGTATCCTGGTCGATTTTGCAAGGACCGGATCTTTTTTGGTCGCAATCTTTGCTAGTGATGACGTAGATACGGGATTCGGATTCACGTTCCCAGTAAGTGTCGTACTTGCCTGGCTTGTCCCAATACCTATCATCATCGCAAGAGCGATTGTCAATCCTTTCATTCCGTGTCCTCATTAACATATTAGTTTGGAACTAGAACGTTTCTGTAACAGTTACAGTTGCCGTCTAGAACACTCTCCCAATGATAACCATACGGTGGATTATATGTAGGCGGAGGAGTTACGTATACCACGCTCGGAGGCGGGCTTACATATCTTGGCTGCGAAAGTGCATAACCTACAGCACCACCAATAACTAATGGTGCTACCCATCCATAGCCGCCACCGTGGTGATGACCACCTCGATGTCTCCAACCGTCTGCTTGTGCCTGTGAGCTAAAAGCAGTTAATGTTATCAATGTAGCGAATAAGAACTTTTTCATCTTTGTTCTCCTTCATATTAATATAACGCCTTAGGCGTGATTTTAGTAGACAAAAAGTTTACCAAAAAGAAAGGGCTCAGGTGAGCCCTTTGTTCGGTATTTAGCCGATTACTTCTTTTCAGCTGGCTTGGCAGGTGCTGGAGCAGCCTTAGCATCTTTAGCAGCTGATGCTGCGGCCTTTGGAGCTTCTGCGGCTGCTTTCTTTTCATCTTTCTTCGGTGCATCTGCGGCAAATGCTGATACAGCAAATAGAGATGCGATTAAAGTTGCAACTAGTTTCATAGTATTTTCCTTTTTAAGGTTATCACAGATTTCCTCTGTGTATTAATTTAACGCACTAGTATGACTCTAAGTTGACAAGATAGTTTAGATAAAGATAGCCAAAAAGAAAGGGCACCGAAGTGCCCGATCTAACTGCTACGAACAATCTTTACATGCCTGCTAGTTCTCTGATTCTTGCTAGTTCTTGTAGTTCTGGATTCTGCTCTGTTGTTTGGTTTGGAGCCATTCTTTCTACAAATTTACGAGCTACCTGTTCTGCCTGTTCACCGAACTTCTTGCCTACCATAACTGCTACACCTTCTGGCCCTTTAGGGAATGTGCCTGTATTTCGATCATAAAAGCTGTGTACGAACTCTGCTATTTCTTTTACATCAATAGATTCATTGCCGCTGCGCTTACGGAAATCTCTAGCATGACGGTCATCGTGTTTCTTATAATCTGGTAGCTTGTAGTCGCCTGTGCCTTTGCCACGTGCTGAAGGTGGAAGATCATAGTCATCTTTCTTATCATATTCTGGATGATTAGGATCACTTCCTTCGGCAGGTACTTCTTCTGGTGCTGCCGCCGCTGGCTCAGCTGCTGCTGGCTCAGCTGCTGCTGGTTCTTCACCTGCTGCTGGTTCTTCAGTGTAGTCACCGAAGTCTAGTTGCTCTAATACTTCTGGAGCATTTAGTTCTAACCAATCTTTCACTAAACCTCTGCAACATGCATCTGGGTCATTGGCCGCAAGTTCTTTGATTCTCTTGAATAGTTCTGGATCTTCGATTATGCCTTTTAGGCTTTCGATAGCATTACTACCATCAACACCTGCTGGGAAATGTTCACCGACTAGTTCTTGAAGTTGTTGCACTGCTGCCTGTTGTTCTTCAGGATCTTGACTAGTAATAGCTGACTCTTCGCCCAATGCCATTACCCAAGATTCAAACTTTTCAAATGGATCTTCGTTGGCTATAATATCTAAGTCTTCGTTTTCTTCTATTTCGTTTGTTGTCATACCGACTATGTCGCTGTAGCCTACTCCATTTTCTTTCATTAGCCTATATAATACAGGAAATACGCTTGCGATATCTTCTTTAAAATTCCTTACAGTAAACATTTCTGTAAAGTCTTCTACTACCTCTTGTGGTACTTCTAAGGGTTGCTGTGCTTGGAATGATTCTCTATATGCTTCATAGTGGCTCTGCTTGCCTAGATTTTTGATTTGTTCACGTAGTCTTTCTAAAGCCTGTGTGCTTCTTTCTACTACTGAGTTAGTCTCGCTATTCATTAGATCGTTACGGACCACATAGTTTTGGAAACTCTTGAGTTGGGCTATTTCTTCACTCATGCTAACAATAGACTTACCGATTTCATCATATGGTAAACCGCCATTAGCGACGTGGCGTTGCATAGCTCGAGCACCTGCTAGATGGATGAAAGGATATTTGAATCTTTCACCGTCGGCATTTTCAACAAACAATGCTGAAATATTTCTTGATCTTGCACCGGGTGCAAAGTCGTCAGTAATAGCTCGACTATGTTTAATGATGAGTCTCGTATCTTCGAGCTTTTGATAGCTCATAGTTCGAGAACCGTATAAGCTGCTTTCGTTCATAACACTTTCTCCGACCGGTTGGGTCACTGTATCGTTAGTAGTTGGCTTGGGCTTATTGTATTGACTCAAGAATTCATAATCTCTTCGATCCAAGTTGTCCTTAGCGATATCTCGTGTGTCAAAACTCAATAAACGTCTTTTTGCGAACATTCTAAGTTCTTTCAAAAACCCGTACCAGTTGTTTTTCTGTCCGTCATCCATGGATTCAGTAATCCCATGGCTAAAGTAAACCTTCATGCTGTTTGGCTCTGCCAAACTAATGCTCACATGCCCTATGGGCTTTTCACCCTCCATGTAATCAAAATCAAAGAAGCGTGCCTCTTCAGGATTAATGGTTATTTGGCCTGTTTCAGAACCTAATTTTAGCCCAGTAAAACGGCTTCTAATTTTATAGAATAAATCAGTGGCTATATTGTTTCTTGCATCCATAGTAATATTTATCAAAACCCTGTGCTAATAAAGATAGGCAACGGCATGTTCTCTTCTGAGACTTTTTCCGTCATTTTGTCGTAGATCTTAGGATCCCAGTCAGCTAGTACGCTGGCCATACGTAAAATCAGCAGTGTAGACGTCACTAAGTCGTCGTGCTCTCCGGTTTTAGCACTAAATCCTAGCCCGCTAGCTACAAACGATTTCAGCTCAGAAATCAGCGGTTTGCTGTGTATGGTCATTTTCTTGGTTTCTATCATGTTCTTGAGTATAGAACAAGTAGATATTTTAGTTCTATGTGTAGTGTTAAATCCTTTACGGAACTTTCTCACATGCCCTTTGCGTATAGGTTCGCTCAAGAAAAGTCCGTAGAAGTTTTCTTCACCTATATCGTTTATAACTATAAGTGCTGCCTCACCTATATTATTGTTTTCTACACTATAATATATCTGTGGAGCAGAACCACCCTTTTCCATACCTCTATCGTGGATGTATTTCAGTATCTCACGCATAGTTTTAACTTGTTGCTGTACCGGAGTGGTGTTGTGATGCCACTCTGCTACCTGTATCATATCAGGCATTTCAAATACCTGTATAGCACCATAGTCGCCACCTGTACCTAAACTAGGATCTAGACTTACTAGGTAAGTAGCCTTGGGGTTGATGTCTTTGTACCAGCGGCATTGACCCATGGTCATCTTAGGATCTGCACCTTCGAGTTCAGAGAGTCTAACTGAGTTGATCAGTGTTTCATCAAAGATCAAGAACTCACAGTCAAACTCACGACGGAAACGTTCCTCACCGATCTTAGCACGTTCTGTAGCAGCCCATTTATCATCACGATCCGGATGCTCGTCCCAGGTAGCAAAATATGGGAAGAATCCGTTTACACCCAGCTCTTGCTCATTGCCAAACTCGTCAAACTTTTTATTAGCTTCAGTCCAGATCTGCGCAAACTGATCTTCGTCTGAGTTTGGTGTTGAGGTAATGATAGCACGACCACCTGTTGATAGTGTAGGACTTAGAGCAGTCCAGAACTCTCTAGCTTTTTCAGGCGGTTGCACAAATGCAAACTCGTCACAGTAAATCAAAGAAAGAGATTTACCACGACCAGTATTTTCTGTAGTTGTCGTTGCTTGTATA